TTCACCTTCATAAGCCTGTCGGCTAAGTTATCGGGTTTAGCAAACCGCTTTAAATGAAGCCTGTCAGAAGTCAGGCACTTGCCACCTTTAGGTTTATAAAGAGTCCCAGTGACCGCATCCATGAGATACACATTTTTGTGCATATCGGTATCAATAATGACTGGGGTAAGGATGCGCTCCATGCCACTAATATCCCCTAGATACAGCTCTTTATCCTGTATCCATGTGCGTTTAGAGGATGCCTTAGGCCCAATCGGAAAGCAATCGTTGGCTTTAGCCATCATGCCATCCATCGACTTACTAATGTAGGTAGGGTTCATTTACTCTCCTTTGCGTATCTGCGAACACTGGCTTTTGCCAAACAATCAAAACACTTAAAGCGTTTAATATTTCTATTGGCGGTCTGGACAATCTTGCCCATCTCAAAAGACTTATAGTTCATGCAAGACGAACAATACTTCTTTGTGTCCTCTCCAATATCAACATATCCTGCAAATGGAATCGGTTCTTTCATTTCCTAGTTTTCCTTTTAATAGCTACAATCCCCTCCTCTGGGGGTGCATTACGGGCTTCAACAAGCATATCTGCCATCTCCCATATTGCTTTGGGGTTTATCTCGCCCTTCATGGCAAACCCAACGGTTAACATAAAGGCAAAACAATCTCTTCTGTCTTGGTCGTTCATTGAAGTTCCTTCATTTGTTCTTTTTTATCATGGTCGAATAAGGTTTCACAGTTAGCCAAGAAGGTTTCTTTAGTCATTCCTAGACTGTTAGCCGATACACACGCTACATACAAGGCAGCAGCAAAGGAATTCACATACTCAGCTTGTTCCTCGACCATAACTTTTTCTATCTCCCGTACCAAATCAAGGACGGTTTCTTGGTTCATTTTTGGCATTTTGGTTCGTGCCTTAGTATCTCAATCTGTTTAACAAGGATGTCATTCAAAGTCCTCCCACGGACGGCAATCAAGCCAGCCTCGGGATTGTCTTTGATGATTTCACAGGCATCTTTGAGACCCTTGTTATAACCACTGGAATACTCATCGGTCTTATCCAAAGCCATAATCAAGGCATCCCGAATAAAGCTAGATGCCTTACGGCTCTTTGCCATAGACTTCAGCTTTTTAATGTGTGCCTCTGGGAGGTAAAGTGAATAGGGGACTAGTTTTTCCATTTTTTATACTCTGCATTTATTTGTTCAAAAAGATATTGCGCCTTTTCATTCGTTTTAAGTTCAGCTCTGGACGCAACATTTAGGTAACTACATAGCCAATCTACTGCCACTTCTTCTTTACGCTCAAAGATATATCCTTGGTCGTGTAAGAAATCCCAAAAGGTCTGCTCACGGCACAGCATCCCAGCCTGTTTGACTAGCCTGGCACCAGCGTATTCCTCAGCCCGAACCATAGGAACTTCGGTATCGGCTAGGCGAACCATCACCACCATATACCTAGCACCCACAAAGTCCCGAAGGATCTCCTCTGGAATCTCGTCTGGATGGATGGCCAGATTCAACACATGACCATCCTTTGTCTGCTTCAAGGCTATTTTTTTAGCTTCAAATTGACTGGTTTCCATTAGATTTCCCACTCATCCTTCTCGTTGGAGACTGGCTTGGCTTCTTCTTTCTTGACATAGGTATCTATGGCTAAAGAGATAAAACGACTACCAGTCTTGGACTCACGCTTCCAGCCAGAGATCTTAATCTCCACCCCGTCCTCATCATGCTGTTCCATCAGGAACTTGAGGTAAGAACGATCAACCTTTACGGATCCAAAGTAATCGGGAGACTTTTCTGTCTTACGGACAGACGATACGAACAAACCACCTTTATTTAAATATTCCATGTTATGCCTTAGTTAATAATTTTTTGGTTGCTGAAAACTTTTCCATGAGCTTGGAGTAGGCGACATCGTCCAAAGCTTTTGCCTTGTCAAAAACAGAGCGATTGGTCTTGAAGATCGTTGCCACATCGTCCACGCTGGTAGCCAAGGACAGAAGGGCATCGCACCCAGCTCCAAGGGTATCCATCCACGCTCCGATATCCTCGTTGTCAGCCAAGGAGATCTGCCACTGACCATTGGTTGGCTTTGGTTTCTCAACCTTTGGCTCGATCTTTTCAACTTTGGCTTCTACCCTTTTTGGTGGCTCATCCTTGCCCATCGTAGCGTCTAAGGCATCATGCTCCACAATCTCAAAGGCATTTGTCCATAGATACCTACGAAGGTAAGTCTGCACTGCACCAAGGTTCTGTACATCATGGCAACCTTTAAGGGCAGCCGAACTCATGGGCGAGGTAAACATTACAGATGTCCCATCTTCTACATCATTGATCTGTAAGTACGCCATCTCATGATTAAATGACAATATCCCGCACAGCCCAACATCGTTGCAGATTGTCTGGATCGTGGGAAGAAAATCCCCCAATTCGAAGTATTCGTATCCAGCAAACTTATTCTTGCCAGACTTGGTTAGTTTCTTTCCTTGTAAAGCTATCCTGGCTTGTTGTAATTTTTTATATACGCTCATGAGACCTTTCCTAAATATAAGTGAGTTAATGTTTTTGCCATTGTGTAAATCTTTAAAGCCTCTTCAGAAATATCTTTCTGAGGGCTTGCATATGATGGGTTTGATGCCAACGCCAACATAAACTTTAAAGTTAACTCCTGTGATGTTTCCATGCTATTCCTTTATGTTTAATTCAATCAACTTACTGAGGTAGTGCTGTGCTTTCCGTAGATCCTCTATGCCACCTTTTTGCTTCCATCGTGATACATACTTAATTACATTCCCTTCAAAATACCCAATTTCATTGGCCGCAATATAGTCCCAAGCCTGAATGCCTTGCTTGGCATAATGGCTACCCCCAACCTGTATATCGTTTGCACTCATGACATTCCCCTTAAACAAACAATCAAAAGCACAAAACAGCTAATAAACAATAAGATCCTCTCCGTCCAGTACTGGCGGTTCAAAAGTACAGGATCATTAATTAAATACTTCTGTATCTCCAACATATCGGGATCTTCTTCGATGTATTTTTTCCGTAACGGATTAAGGTAATGCTCAGATCCAATCTTGATCTTGCCATTGTTGTAGTACTTAGCGTCTATCATTTATCTCTCTCCTTCAATAGTTTTTCAGCGTAGTCAAACTCTTCTTTATGTTTTCTTTCCAGCTCCGCAAATCGTTCTGCCTGTGCCTTATTCATCGCTATGCTAGACTCCAAACCTTTTTCTAGTTGGGCAATGTAGTCTGCTTGATGGCGTAGCATCTTTGCGCCCTGAACTACGGGAATACCGCCTTTCATATTTAAAGCAAGTAAATCCTCGCCCCACATTTCTACTTGGTCTGCTAATTCGTATGCGTTCATTTCTTTTGTGCCTTTCTTGCTTCTTTAATTTCTTCAAGCATTCTTTCCATCAGATCTGCGCAATAGCCCACAAAAGGGAATTTGGTCTTTCCATAAGCAACACTACGTGCCAGCCCAATAGCAATTTCAACTGTTCGCACGCTCACCTTTCTCATTTCTCTTGCGCCTTTGTGTTTTTAATACGATAAATTTGGTTGTCTCTCCACGTAACTAATTTTGGTGTAGTCCAATAAATCTTTCCGTCCATAGTTTTAATCCCCTGTTCAACTTCAGCACCATCAGCCCATGCCTTAATTAGTTCTGCGTGTTTGCGTGGCTCTGCCATTATTTCTCTTGTGCCTTTCTTAGTATTGCTCTAGCAAAATCAATCAAATCAGAACCAAGTGTGTAAGGAACTTTGTCTTGAAATTGCAGTATTTCCTCATCTGTTAGTTCACGCATTTCTAATGCTACGGCTCTCTGATGTTGTTCTTCTGCAAAGTTTTGAATAAACCGATTTGCGCTTTTTAAATCTTCTATTTCATTTTGTTGCTGGCGTAGCATGGTTGCTGCTTTGTCACATAGGTTTCCATTTGTGTTGCTGTTGTTTAATTTATCAGCTAGTTCATATGCGTTCATTTCTCTTGTGCCTTTCTTAGTATTGCTCTAGCAAAGTCAATCTGATAATGATGAAAGTTCTTGTAGTCCTTAAATATTTCTTTGGATATTGCAGTTATTTCCTCATCTGTTAGTTCTTTTACTTTGACATCAATAGTCCATTGTTGTGCTGGTGGATGGGTATAGAGTGGAATACCACGACCACTAACATTAAGGTCATACACATCGCTATGCTCTAGGTAATCCATCCACGCTACTGGTTCATTGTTCATTTCTCTTGCTCCAAATAGTCTTTGTACTGCTTGCACCACGGGGCAACCTGACAGAACTTGGCACAGCGAGTTCTTTCACCAGCACGTACTTCTAAAAAATATCCCTTACCAGTACTTTCTAATGCCGATTCCGCTTCCTCTTTCGTGGTATGGACGGACTTCGCACGGACGCCACCTTCTTTCTTCACCGCATAAGTCGTAGGCTTCTCCCAGCACTCCTCTGGGGTACAGGGGGGTAGGTCTTCATTAGTGTCATTCGCAAACAGGGCTTCGCTATGGAGGTGGATACGCTCCTTGATAAAGGCTTCCCGCTCTTCCATCGACCAGAGCTTGATATCCAAGGTGGCTACCTGCTTCTCAGGGTATCCTTCCCGAGTCTCAGCGTCTCTGGCACTCCAGTCCCTGATGATGGCAATAATCTTTAGTTTATTTACAGGAGTCTTTTTGACAGTCTCTACTAACCATGCATAGATATTGAGCTGTTGCTCCCATTCTTTCTTTTCATTCATGACCGCCCATGCTCCGACAGTCTTGTAGTCATTGACCTCGATGCCATCCTCGTGGACGATCTGAAGGTCAATAGCCCCAGAGATATGCCAGCCGTCTATTTCGGAATGGAGTCTTTGCTCTACGATATGGTTAGGGTCTTTGCCCTGTTCCAAGACATGGTGGACTGCCGTACCAAATACAGCCCAGATCATATCCGTCACATCGACCTCAATCTGCTCGGAGTACTTAGCCTTTAACTGCACGATCTGTGGGCTATTTAACAGCTCCGTAACCGACATATGGGCTTTGCCCTTGGTATATGTAGGACGCTCTACGACATTTAAGAATGTCTGTGGAAGCCCATATTTATTGGTAATAATCATCTGTATCCCCTGCGGTTGCCATCGTTGTCATAGAAGTTACGAACAGCTCCTCGGGTTTCGTAGCCAATACGATCACCACGCTCGTTGTAAATTCCGTTATTAGAGTTATAGTTGTACTGGCTGTTCTCCCAGTTATAAGGGCTATTACGCCAGTTCTGGGACGAGTTCTCCCAGTT